CGAGGAAAAAAAAATAATAAATTTCCTGGCTGTTCGATTACTGCCGTCAGGAAGAACGCCTAAGAAACCTGACAGAGTTTTGTGGTCATTCGATTACTACCACCAGGAAGAATGCCGAAGAAACCTGGTAGAGGTGATTTATTTAGTGATTATTTTATCTTAATAATCTACCCTTTCTTAGTCAAAAATTTAGTCAAATTTTCTTGCCCTAGAACTAGGTATACGAAAACAAAAATAGTAATTACCTTATTAACTAAATTATCTAAAGAATAATAAAGAAAAACGCTTTGAATCACTAAAGCTACTGTACCTACATGCTTATGATAAATGAAAGTAAAAACAATTAAAAATAACGTAGTAAAAGCCACAGAATTACCTGTGTATATAATAGGAATGGGTAGTAAAAGTAAAATTAAATAGAACTCTTCCTTATATTTTAACAAAAAATCAGATAACTTAATCAATATCTTAACTATAGAAGCAAGAAACTCAGAATGTTTCTTTTCATCAAATTCCTTAATGATCTTAATAATTAACTCTAAGGGACCATCTGTAGCGTTTTGAAGTGTAAAAACACCTAGAATTCCTATAATAAAGAAAGATAAAGCTAAAGGATTCCTTATAATTCTATAATAGCCTTCAAATAAACCAGTAAAAATTGATGAATTATCTACTTGGTTTCTGATTATAACTGAAGTAGGTTTTACATCTATGTTCTCCATGACGAACGTTTAAAATTAATGGAAAAATTAAAAATAATATAACTAAGCCTGACCAGGTTTAAAAGTAGTGGCTCTCCCAGGTAGACCAGTAGCAGTTGCTGGTACAGATGCAGCAGCTTTATTCTGTTGAACAGTAACAGGAGAAACACTACTTTCTAGTTGCTATTTAAAAACAGCACCAAACTGTCCATGACCTATTATTATAACTATAAGAGCAAACAGAGTAACAAGTAACTTATGTAAAGGATTACGTAATTCTACTAGAAGGAAAAATGCTTGAGACAATATCATTATAGAAACAGGTTCATGTGTAACAACTAACGAATAGGAAATCAATATAGTTGCAATTATAGCATTTCTAGAGGAAGGTTTAGCAAACCACGGTCCTGCAAAAGCTAAAATAGTAGCGGCTGTGAGTTTATTGTTAACAAGTAAACTAGCAGGAATAGCTAATAACGTAGTAAAACCTTTAAAAAAAATACTAGAAGAATTATTATGCGCCTTTCCAATGTTAGCATGAAATGTTGAAAAAATATCTTGTTTTTCATCTATTTTTATAATTTTATGGAAAAAATAAACTAATGACAAAACCATACAAAATAACGAGATAGGATGATACGAAAACAAATTACAATATGCATCTACCACAGACTGGATAAATGAAGAGTCAAGAACACTACCTCCGCTCAAGATTTTAATACCAAAAGGATTAACAGCTTTGGTAGTAGACTGAGGAGACGAACTTTTAACATCAGACTGAGTAGAAGCAATAATAGTTCCAGATTGAACTTCAGAAGTCTCAGTAACCTGAGGTTTAGTAGACATTTTGAATGTAATTACAAACTCAATACAATTGAAAGTAACTAATGAAAGATTAAAATTAATATAACTTAAGTAAAGGTGTAATTTCTAGGGACATAATTTAGCATATATTTTATTTCATCGGAAATAAAAGGAAGTAGTAACGAAGGTGTTTGCCTCTGTATACCAAAAATCATCATGAAAATTAAAATTATACCCAGCGCTACAAAACTATTATTAACAAAGAAATAAATTATAAAACCAAAAACAAAAAAATACTCAAACATATACAAATTAGCCTCAATAAGTGAAAGTATACCTAATAAAAGGTGTAAAAGGACCTTCAACAATTCAAAAATAGCCGAGGCTAAGTTCAATAAAATTTTTAAAAGTTCGTCAGTCATATTACCTAATTTTTCAGCCAATACTCGTATGACTACTGTCAGAGCATCTAAAATTAACTCAAAAATAGGTTTAAGAATAAGATCCAAAAATACATGAAAAAAGGGTTCAATAAGTGCAGCAAAAATGTCAGAAAACCAACCTGATAATTTGTTAAAACAAAAATTACTTCCTAAACAAACGTTAGTTGTTGTGATATTTCTACCAAGTTGATCTAAGAAGTTTGAAATAGCAAAATCAAGGGTACGATTAAGAGCATCAAAAATAAGACCACCAATCTGATCATTACTAGACTGAAAAATTTTCTTTAAATTTCTAACCAACAATTTAACTGGTTCATCAAAATTAGAACCAGTGGAGTTATTTATGGCTTCTACAAGAAGTTTGAACTGGGCATTATTATATTTTGCAAGTCTATCCACTGCTTTCAATAAAGATTTATCAAAAACTTTATCTAAAGTACACGAACCAAACCTAGCAAGAGTTTCACAAGAAGTGTGATGAAAATCAAAATCTGTAACATCTGAAATAACATTGGAAGTTTCATTACGAGGTACATATTTTTTAAATAGTTGTTTAGAACAATAATAAAAATCTGAAACTAGAGCATCGTAACAGATATTCATAGTGTCATTATATCTAATATATTTAGAACAAGGTGGGTGTATAAGAATATCTCCTAAAAAAGATGACTTACCATTAAACACTCTACTATCAGAATGTATTATATTTTCGGCGCAAATGATTTTATAATCTAATCTACCAACTAAATAGGGTGTTTTTAAGTCAGGTGTTTCAGCTAACACTCTAAAAATATGTGGAATTTCTGTCAAATTGAAAACAGAAAAATAAATTTTATTCTCTATTCTACCTAAAACCCTAGGTAAATAATTATAATTAGGAGTTAAAGAATTAACATTACGTATAAAGAAATTAAAATAAAAAGGTAAATCTAACAATCTTTTATGAAGTCCACAGAAACCTCTATTTTTGCGAGAATAATTAATAGACAATCTAACATGAAAAGGGTAAACACAAGCTTTATATTCTTTATCTTTATAAACAGTAACGGGATTAAGTAAATTACAACGATCTCTTGATATTACTCCGACAGAAACTGGACATGGAGAAGAAAGTGGTACCATTCTAACGCAAGTTTCATTAAGTCCACCAAGAACATGTTCCAAAACACCATCTTCAACCGTGTCACAGTTTGTTATAGTTTCATCAAAAAGAGAAAATCTACTTGTAAAGTGAATGGTTGGTCCATTCCTACGATAAACTTCTGCAGTGGGTATATCATATTTTTTGTAAAGAAATGTAAAAACATCATAAAAATTTTTATGTTTAATACTAAAATTATGAAAAGGGTACTCGCAACCTTTAGTGGGTGATAACTCACAGATAGGACAGTTAAAATCAAAAATTAAACAATCACAACAAAATTCTGTAGCTTTTGTTATACCAAATTTTGTTGTATCGTGAACTATAAAAGTAGTTGGTATATGTTTAGATCTATCTCTACTAAATCTATCTAAAAAATTTTTAACTAGATCATTTTTTAATTCTATTTTTCTTAATTTTAAATTATCATAAAGATAATCACAAAATTTTACCTCGTACATTAAACATATATTGGCGAAATCTTCTTCTGACAAAATTTCTGATGTTAAATCTTTTAATTGATAAGATAGTACTTCGTTTCCAAGTTTTAAATTTATTAAAACTATCAACGGAAAAATTATGAAAATTTTTAATTTTCTTTGATGTATCATTATAAAAGAAATAAAGTTTAACAAAAGGTTTTAATAAAAAATTTTTATAAGAAAAATAAATTAAAAATTTATATCTATTAATTTTAAATCTTAAAGAATCGATATAATCGAAAAGATCCATTATGAAAAATAAACCATTAATATTAACTTTTTCAAAAATCTAGCTTAGGTTTACTACTTACTTTTCCTTTAACAAATCCTACACCTTTATCATAAAGTCTACGAAATGAGCTTTTTGTATAAACAGAAGACAATAGTGCCCTATAAACAATATCGTGTTCACCAATAGTTTTATACCTGTCATTAATAGCATAACTAATTACGGTCCAATTATTACAATTTTTATAATAATATAAATTATCCTCAAAACTAATTCTATAACATTCCACATGTTCATCATCAACCAAGTCATTTCTACCTAGTTTAGCAATGAGCTTAACTGTATCCGGAACAAAAATCCATTTATTATCAACCAGTATAAGAAATTTAGAACAAAAGTAGGGTACAGAGAAGTTCATCAATTTTGCCTCAAGGTTATACCTAGTCTGAAGAAAAAGTAACTTCTGATCTATATTAACAATTTCTTTGCAAAATATCAAAGAATCGTCTCCAGAAAAACACGCCAAACAAGAATCATTTTTAACCATCTCATAAAGTCTGAAAACATGGTTTAAAATAGCAATTTGCACAACAGTATTCAACCGCCACGTACCAGCATCTCCAGATTTTCTTTGGTATTGTACATATGCAGAAAACCTATTGGATCTATCAATAATTTGAGTAAATCTATGCATTAGTACCCACATTTTTAAATATATAGTAGGAACGCCAAACTCTTGCATAACCAAAACTTCAAATAATAATATTACTAAACCTTGACTTTTGTCATATTTTGAAAAATCAATTTCAAAAAAATTACTTAAACTTCTGTATCGACAAACTGGAAAAATATTAGTAAAATATTGTGCGAACTCTACTGGAGACATATTATTATATAATAGTATATTTTTATCCATTACTATTTCAACTCTATCCATAAATTCTTTTAACAACGGACAAAACACCGAATTAAAAATCTTTCTTTGGTAAGCTATAGTTTGCGGAGCTTTATAACGAAACTCTGCGCCTATTTCTAAATCTATCTTCGGTATAGTTTTTACGATGAAATCATAAACGTCAAATCTTTGATCGTAAATGCCCTCTTCACTCTCCAAAATTTTTAGTACTGAAGGAGGTTGACCACTAATCCATTGTTCCAAATTTGAATAATTAGGAAGAATGGGTTTAGAAGAAAAATCATTATGAGAACAAAGTTTCTTAAAAGAAAGTAGTAATTTATTTGCTTCAGATATATTGTCAATCTCTCCCTGACATTGAGGAACCAATCCATTACGTTCAAGAAAAGCTTTAGCATTTAGTTTTTGTGAATTGTGCAACGGATATTGTATAGAAGTACGTATGTTAGAAGAGTACCTGTCGTATTTCTTAAACGTAGGTACAGATAACTCAAACATAATTCCCTCCGCCTTCATTGGTGTTTCATATTCAAATCTCAAGTGATCATGTTCTCTAAATTCTAATGAAGAACCAGGTAAAACAGTATCAAAGAAAAATTGAAGAACGTTGCTAGAGTCCATGTTTATTGAAGTTCTATTACTATAAGACTCTTCCTCATCAAATGTTCTGGTTATTTGATAATTCCATGAAACATACCCAGAACAAAAATTCTTCAAAAGGACATCACGTAAAGCTTTATTACGTAAGTATAATACCAATGCATGGTCAGGTACTACTTCTATTTCTTCCTGGTATCCTCCAGATAGTCATAAATTATTCCCTCTCTTACTTACCGAAACTAACTTACAATCTGGATAAGACATAATTTTTTTTACTTCATTACTAGTACTATCATTATCAATAACAGTATAATAATTAAATGACTTTCTGTGTCTAGTTAAACCAACTAAAATATGAGGCATAGACTTATATATTCTATCAGCTTCTTTATTATTTAGTCTAACTAAAATGATGTCATCGCACTGATTGCCCTGATATTCATGAATAGTACTTACATCAGCCCCTAAATTAAGCATAGTTTTCTTTTCGGATTGGGTAAAGACCAGAACTTTACTCTTAGGATGAAATTTAACATCTCCCTCACCATAAATTTTTGTGATAGCTACTGATTTCTTAACTAAAGAAGTACCAAAAACTTCAAAATCATAAAACTTCTCATTAGCTAACCAGGTAACCACATCAAGAGGGTTTCTATGATTGGTATTTAAATCATACTTACTATCAAAATTCCAATCACGAGGAAAACTAAAATAAACCTCTAAGCCCTCTCTATTTATATACGGTATCTGCGCTTGATCTCCTACAATGACTAGCTTGTTACAACGCGTTAATCTAACGGCCCATAACCAAGTACCGGCATGTACCAAAAATGCCTCATCTATCCATAATTCTTCAACTTGTAACGGAACGTTATTTAATAGTAAAGAATCTACAGTACGTATTCTATCCTTACCAATGATCAATTTCTTTTCTTTAGATCTTCGCAACATATCTTCTCTAGCTTCTTTTGTAACGGTGAGGATAATATTGTGAGGTTTACCAATATTATTTTCTAAAATATATTCCGTTTTTCCCGCGCCTGGAACTCCCTGAACAAAGGTTACAGGACATATATTAAAATCTTCAAGCATCTCTACAGTAAACTTACTGATAAAATCCATGTTATGCATGAACTTACTAGCCCTACTGAATGCAATATAACCAAAGGAATCTTTAATCATTTTATAAGCCGTGAGATTAACTTTTCCAGAATTATCAAAAAGTCCAGTGGTATTAATGAGTCCTGAAGTAGTATAACCCCAGTTATATGGAAAATGGAATTCATTACCAAACTCAAATTTGCGAGTTTTTACGTTAAAAAGACAAAAAGTATTATCAATAAGTCCACAAACTTCATTACCAGTGAGAACAGAGTTTCTAACTACTTCAAATCCATTTTTGAGTGAACTTATGATAGATTGTTTTTCATAACTCCAAATAGACAATTGTTCAATCATAGCATTCTTCTTTCTATTCAAATCAGTTATGTTCGGTAAATAATTATAATGTGTCAACTGGTCAAAAGATTCACTTTTATTCATACTAATGTATAATAACCTAGCCTTTAACTTTACATTAGTCTCAATTATATTAATATTTGTGAAATCCGATATGATTTGACAAACAGGTACTTTAGTGCTTATCTTGTCTAAATAATTATAAACTAATCTATTAACGTTGTCTTCATTTTCAAAAACTACTCCTGTACCTACTCCTACTAAATCCAACCTAGTAGGACTACTTAATTCCAGTACATTATCTCTAGTAGTACCACGTCGTATCTTTATTAAAACGTTCGGTTCATCTACCAGACCATAAACTACGTTACATTTATTATCCTTACTTACCCTATAACTGTTAGTGTCACTATCAATATGACTTACAGAATGGTTAGTACCAAAATTTGAAGAAATGTAGCGTCCAAATTTTTCACTAAACGTTTTGTCATTAACTACAAACGCCGTATGATAAATTATAGCCGAAAAATAACTATCATTTTTAAGCTCTAAAAACCTAAAACCTATACCACCTAATTCTTCCAAGGTACTTTCAAGAAAAGTGACATCAAAATTGTCAATTTCAAAAATACCAATTATGGAAATATTCAATTTCCTATTTTTGTGTAGAAAATTCATTATACCAAACATATTATTATTTCTACATTTGGCATGAATAGAACAATATTTAGATAAGTTGTTTAGAAAGTAAACTCCCGATTTATTTATAGTCTTAATGTTACCAAAACTGCCTATATCTACATAGGGAATAACCTTTCTTAATTCCACTAAAAATTTATTCAAGTCTAACCCGGCATACATGTTATCCCGTCTAACTTCAACACTGTACTCTTCCTTACAAGTATTTAAATAATAATAGTGGGCACTCTGATACGGTCCACAAAGAGCAAGGTTTATAACTCTTAGTGGTCTAACAAGTTCACCTATTTTTTCCGTTCCATGACTCGTTCTCACTGTGAAACTAACGTTAAAGAAACCTGACATCATTTCCAGAACGGACCTTCCCCCTCGATTTCCTACGGTGAGTTCTTCTTGAAGATCTTTGTCATATTTATCATTATTGATAGCAAAAGTCTTAATAGTGTTACGAAGTTCGGATAAATCCACACCTCGACCCTCACAAGCAGCGAAAAAGCAACACTCATTCTTACTACCATCAACATTCAAAGAATTTTCCAAAACGTTATAAATAGGCAACCTAGGATAAAAACCTCTTTTTTCAAGTTTATTTAAGAATAATTCCTCCAGTCTTTGTAAACTCTTAATGTCAATAACATCGACTTTAGATAGTTCTGCAGCAACCTCATTACGAAGTTCCACGGTAGTCATTTTTGAGAAGTTTTCCTTAGGTAACGATTTTTGTTTCTGCACATCTTTTCCAGATAATTGATCCACGACTCTTCCCGAATTATCTACTTTTCCAAATGTAACTACATTTATCTCAGATAACCTTCCAAGTTCAACTTCCGGAATAGTTGTTGCTGTATTAGTACTTGTACTGGGAAGTACTGGTAGTGTTTCCGAAATTTTTGAATCATTAACCAGATTTTCATTTAACATTGGTAGTGCAGGTTCTTTGTAATCCGGTGGTAACGGTGCCTTCCTCTTGAGTGGTAACGGTATTATTGTAGGTATTACTAACAATTCTTCAGGAATCTTTTGTTCTACGAATGGCTGTTCTTCTGCAGGAATATCAATACAAGTTTCAGAGGCTGGTTGAGAAAGAGTTTTATTCTCCGGCGGTAATGGAGCCTTTCTCTTAAGTGGTGAAGATGGTAATGGTAGTTTTTCCGAAATTTTTAGTTCTACAAATGACACTTCTTCGGTAGGAATATCGATACAAGTATTTAAGGCTTCTGGTGGTGATGGAGCCTTTCTCTTAAGAGATGCTGTTGTTTTTGTAGGTACAATTTTAATGGTTTCAATAGGTGGTTCAATAACATCCAATGGAATTTCAACGAAATCTTCCTCTGCTACTATGTTAGAATTACACCTGTCCAGTTTTTCAACAATTATACCCAATTTCCGTGGTCCAGATGGTTTTTCATCTATTTTTTGAAATTTCGGTTGTAAATTAACAGTCGTACTCAAATACACATCTCCTCTCATACGCAGTCTCTCCATTTTAGCTTCTCTATTGTTCTTCCACTTATTAACAAACTTTAACTCAGCTGCAATAGTAGCCAACCTCGTTTTAAAGTACATACGTTTAGTATTCTTACTAGTCTTACTAAAAGTATTCCTTACTCCTCTAATCTTCTTAGCGGTACCATTAATTACAAACTTAGAAAAATCAACTATTGAACGTCCACCTTTACAAAAAATCTTTCCAATAGTTTTTCCACATAAACATACTCCATAAGCTGAAATTTTAAACGGAAAAACTATAACCCTACCACAACTACAAATAAAGGATTTAGTTCCGTTATAAACATTAACACTACTACGAGACAACACTTTGACGGTGTTTATGAAACTATCTTTAACTTTATTTTTACTAGTCTTTACATTATTAGTAAATAACTCCCACTTTCTAGTTATGTACCATTTCTTAGGAACTCTAGTACCAGCTATTTCAAACTTTGGAATCATATGATTTGCCCCTAATCCAGGATCTTCAACGTCTAAAATCCTAGCAGTTATAACTATATTCTTGGCATCAAAAAAGCTAGTATACGTATTATCCGTAACTAAATGATTAGTTCCATCTTTCGTACTTCTAAACTCTAGATACGCTACTGGTTCCGTAATAAACATCCTAGGGTTAAAATTAGAGACATTTCTACCGCGTAACTTACTAAGTAGTTTGGCCCACCAACTATAATCATGGTTAAACTCTTTCAAAACATTTCCGGCCTTAGTACCATTACGTAAAGCGTTTGTCTCTCTAATGGCTTGTTGTAAAGTTTTACCATAAACATACTTTAAATGATACAAAGTTATATAAATGGCATGAGAAATGGCACACAAAGCATCAATAGGAGGTAAATCCTTACGTTGCGCCACAGAGGAAAACATTATCTCTCTAGTAGTTATAGAGCGAATGTATGTGGAAATTTGTTCAGGTTTAAATTTTTCTTCTGTTGCCCCTAAAACGTAAGCGCAAGTTTTATCGACTACGTCTGCATCTACTTCAAAAGTTTGCCAAACAGTATTCTTTGGTAGATTTCTCCATTCTTTAAATCTATTAGCTCTAATCTTAACAACTTTACCACTCTCCGTCTTTATATGTAAGTACTTATCTTTATTACTGCTGTTATAATAAAAATGTGGAAACCTAATTAGGTACTTATTTTTCAAGTGTGTCATGTAAATTCTATGTGTAGTAGGATTACCAATGAACTTCTCCAATCTCGAAACTTTAAAGAACTGTATTCCATTTCTATGCTCAAGTAGTTCCAAACTGAAAGATTTACCTCCAGAAGACATAAATTGTGATGTAGTGAAGTAAGATTCATAAGTTTCATAGTCATGTTCGTAATTAAAACCTGAACAGGTTTTAAATCCAAAGACTATCTTACTTCTATTTCCAAGAAAATTTCGTTTAATATGAAATTCAGCACCTAACACGGGTATAATACCCTCATCATCGGTAAAAATCTTTGATGAAAAAGTCATACAACCATAACCTACGAGGGCATTGGCTCTGTCCATAGCATTACCCAACTCAATTAGTTTTATGTCATAGGTAGAATGTAAAAATATGAGTACTTGGGCATTAATTGTGCAATCTTGACTTTTCGAAAAGCAGAAATTAGAGTTAGTAACGTCAGCTTTACATTGTGAGAAATCTTTCAATATCTGAAACGTATAGTCGTCAGCGATTACCCCCTCCTGTAATTTAGTAACTGCACGCATCTTTCGGTTGGTAAAACGTGTACCATCATAAGTGCTAAGAATTGGAGAACATGCATGTAAGTTTCTTTCCCCAGAAAGTACAGAAGAAACTATATCACCTCCTACTTCCTTTATCAAAATCTTGTTCTTATTCTCCGCTACATTAACACCGCATTTGTTGAGAAGTATAACCCTTTCACATTTCCTAGAAGCTGAAGCATAACCATGAGATCGTAATGAACGAGATGTAAACACAATATTAAGATCAGGGAAAACCTTGGTAAGCTCTTCCTGTTCCGTATTGGTTAAAACCTCATTTATTGTAACTTTGGCTTGTCTATCTTTTATCAAAAATTTACTTTGTAAATTTGAAGCAATGCGGGTAACTAATTGCTGACGTAACAGATTAGAAGTATCCGAATTTATAAGCGATAGAAATACAGAAGCATTAAAACCCTTCAATCCATCATAGTACTCATCAAGAATGGATGCTGGAAACTGACCAACAGTTCCATCTTCACCTTCAACTGTAATGCGTTTTTCTCCTTCCATATTATTTTATGTAAAATTAAGTTGTATAAAAATAAAATTAATATGGCGTTAAGACTAAGAAAAATATATATATTTATAAGATTTATGTATAGGAATAAAAATAAAATATTTATATATAGCAATTAAACAATAAAAATGGAATGAATAAAATAATGAAAATTATAAAATACACAATATAAATGCGTAAATATAAAATATATATATATATGTAAAATATATAAAATATTTATGGCAATAAAATATATAT